CACCTGGGGCGGTGTCGGTGAGATATCCTTCCTGATGGGGTTCCGCTTGGGAAAAGGATAGAACATCATTGCCAGACTCCACCGTCGGTGCCGCTAACTGTTGTGTTTGCAAATTGACCGGAGCTTGATCCGGAGTCGCGACCTGGATTGCAGAACCTCCAGGGTGGTCGCGACTGCCTGCTTGTATGTTGTCAGTACGGTCTCAAAATTCGGGAATGCACTCCGCCGTAAGAATGCACCCCTATCCTCAATTTAAAACTACGCCAAAGGCGTCAAAAACATTACCTAGAAACCAAAGCCGGGTGGAAGAAAAGAGAACAACTTCCTAACCCTTGTATAAGCCTTTAAGGTTTCCAGGTGTACCACACGGATATTCCATCCGTGAGGGTTTTGGTAGGGAAACGCCGCCGAACGACGTTCCAGTGAGCGTAGGTGGGGTAGAAATCTCTCGCGTACTTGTCTAAGATAGACTGGCGGAGAGGGAAGTAGGAGCCCTCACTACGTGCCCCGTACAAAATACAGAGAGCTTGGTGCATAGCCGCTTCCAATGCCCGCGCTTCCTCTGTTTCTATGTACGCCAAGTGTTCCGCCGCCTCACCGCAACGGCGGATCACTGCGTCCATGATAGGAAGGTCCGTGGGAACCTCCCACAAGTTCAACAACTTGTAGACGCTTTTGATGTCGAGTGGAGCCCAGACCTCCAACTCTGCTTTATAAACGAAACCCCGTTTGAGAAAGGACCACTCGTGTACTGGAAACACGAGACGAGGGATTTCGTATTTATCCGGGTCTGTGATTATGAGATTCCACTGTTGAGCGGTCTGAATGAAGAATCTCAGGTTGAACCCTTCGTGACGGGTCGACACAAATCCATCGTCTCCGTAGGTGTCGACCGTATTGTGTTGTTCGAAGGGAGGAACAGGCCCTTCTTCTTTGCTCCGCCAGTAGCTGATCCACAGACTCTCCAAAATGATGAGCTGAATGACGGAGTTGATGATGGCTGTCTCCCAGAGTCCCGATCCGAGAGAACCTTGTGCTTGGATGATGGTGTTCAAAACGTTGTAAACGGGAGAACCAACCAAAGCTAACCCACGCGCCGCAATCAGCGCCCA